CGTTAGCCGGCGACGCACCAGCTGTTTTGTTTGACAGCGCTCGTGGATCTACTGAGCTTGTTATCGATTCTTTGCGTGAGATTGGGATTTATCCCACTCCGCATTGGTATCTGGTATGGTTCAATCTGCGCCTTGTTAAGGCCATCTTGTTGATGGAGTTGCTGTCTCGGCTTCCGGTGACCGATGCTTCAGTTAACACCACTGCTTTTAGTTGGAATTCTACCTACGAATGGTGGTTAGACAACATGAGGTTCCGTCAAGGCTATCAAGAGCCGGGTTCTGGTTTAGAACTCGGGCGTGTGAATCCCGAATTTGCACAAAATACTTTTGTGTATGCTCTTGCTTTGACGTGTGCTTCTTTGGTTCTTTTTTATTTGATGAGGATAGCCTTTAGTTTCATTGGTTGGTTCGCGAGTCTTGTACTCAAATTCCAATTATTTGTTATGCAGGTTTTTGTGACCATGATCATTTGTGGTTGTTGGTACAGTTCCATGGCGATGATCGTTACGACCAACGTTTTGGATTCTATCATTAAATATGGCGTTCTGGGGCTTGCGTTGTTGTTAAGTCTGCGTATATTCACAGCTTGCTACTACGCTTCCATGAGTTTGAAATTCCCTAGTGTTTCTCAACTTAGTGGAGGTCGGTCATATACCACACTGGAAATGGCACTGCCAGATTCTGGTTTCACCCCCATAAACAGGAGTAACGGGTTAGGAGCTATTTACCTTAGTTGTAAAGGCTCGCACACTCTTATAGGCTTGTGTTTTAGGTTGGAGAACCATTTGGTGTCGGCTGCACATGTGGTGGAAACTGCCCGCGAAATGGACGGAGATATTTATGTTTCACCTATTAAAGATGGATTGATAGACTTTTCTAAGTTTGTTGAAATTCCTGATGAAGTAGGTCGTAGCAAAAATGACGTCTTTGTGTGGGAACTAAATTCAGGTTTGTGGTCACTCCTAGGTGTACAGCAGTTGGCAACTGCGTACACTCAGGAGGGTGAGACTGTTACGGCCCGTGGTTTTGTTAAAGGACAATTTTCATTAGCCATTGGTACAGTCAAACCGATTGAAAAACTGTTCAATTTGGCGTACAGTTGTAGCACCCTTCCTTCCTTTTCGGGAGGTCCAATTATGTTCGGGCGTAAAGTTACAGCGCTGCATTTAGAAGGTACTCCTACCTTCAATCGCGGTGCAAACATAGCCTTTGTGCTCTCATTGATGCAATTGGATAAGGATTCGCGCAACCAATTGGAAGGCATTAATCGTGGTCGACGTGGGAAGAAAATGTACCGCGCTAAACTTAACGAGTATATGTCTTTTGAGAGGGAAACGGGGCATACTTATTGGAAGGGTACTCGTGTCAATTTGACAATGGACGATGATTTCGTGTACATCACGAATCAGAGTGGTAAGATGTTGGAATATGTTTACATTGATGAAGTCGAAGATGCTTATGGTCGTGACATTATTGGCTCTATAGCTAGTCACCATCCATTTTCCACGTATAGTAGGGAGAATGCGTATATTCCCTTGAAGAAGCTAATCGTGGACTTCGATGACGGCAATCCTGACGTTACTTGCGCGTTGGAAGAGCCTGAACGGTTCTCTAGTAGCATTTTCACCTTAGTGGACAGAAAGAAACCTTTGTTTGTGCGGGACCCTGCGGTTCCGTCAGCAGTCGTTTCTGAAGTTTTGTTGGCACATGAGGAGCATGCTACCAAGCTCGGTTACGAGCGCGGTAAGTATGTTATGCCTGTGATCAATGCTGAGACTGAAAAGACCGCGTTCTTAAACCGCTGTGATGTATTTGCTAAACGTCGTGAGCTGGTTCCCAGTACTCCGGGCTCTAGGACTAAGCGCAAAGATATTGAGAGGAAGGCTGTTGACGTCTGCTTGCAGATGTTAGCTTCTAACCAATTTCAACCAAGATACGATTTCGATTCTATCGAACGTATCAAGGAGGTTATTCAATCTAGCGCGATAAATCTAAATAGTTCCCCTGGTTTTCCTTTTGTGGATTCGGAGTACACCACTAACGAACAAGTCATCAACGCTTATGGTGTTGATGGTCTTGCGGAATTTGTGAAACAAAATTGGGATACAGATTACGCTTCACGTATGTTTGGTAAGCGGGAAGTCCATAAGAGGGAGAAAGTTGATAATGATATGTTGCGTATGATAGCTGGTAGCAGCTTGGTGTATACAATTATATCACACTGTGTCTTTTCCAGCCTAAGTGAAGCGATGATTGATAATTATCGTGATTCGCCTATCATTTATGGTTGGTCGCCTTATCGTGAGGGTGACCATCGTTGGTTAGTTTCAGAAATTTCTGGTTATGAAAGCTATCTGATGATGGATAAGACTCAATGGGAAGACGGTTTTCTAGAGGAGATAGCTACTCCAACAGAAGAGCTGATCCTGCGTTTAGCCGTGAAACCTACTGGGATGAGCCCAGAGAGGTTTGCATATTGGAAAGATTGCGCATCAACTTTATTCCTCAAATTCCTTGGGCCTGGGTTGTACAGGCTCAATGATGGCTCGGTCTACCAAAAGACTGTTAAAGGGAAACTTAACTCCGGTTGCTATTTGACTATTGTGCTTAATAGTTTGGCCCAGTTGTATCTTCATGTTGCTGTTTGTTTGCGAATGGAGCTGAAGGTAGCTGAGATTGAACAGCATATGTTTAAAGCAGGCGGTGATGATACTGTTTTCGCGTGGAATGGACCTTTTGAAGTTCAGCGTTACTTGGAAACCTACAATTTTTGGGGTGTTTCCATTAGTGATTACAGCCAGACTGACAATGTTTTGAATGTGGAATTCTTTTCCACCAAATCAAAGTTAGTGGACGCCGTTGCTTCACCTATTCCATTGC